CATCAAAGTTTTCTGGACAAATCCAAGGCATCATACAAATCTTATGTGGACCAACATAGATTTCCGTAGGATGGTCTATCACATTGATGTTACCATACTCACGTAGCAACAAGTCAACCGAATTTACATCATTAGTGTTCTTAAAGTATGTGTCGTGGTTACCAGCCAACATATGAACATTGATGCCACGTTCAAAGAGTCCATCAAAGAACATCTCTTTGGCACGTTTAAGAGTAAAAAAGTTTACATATTTACGGCGGTCAAATGTATCACCTAGAATGAGAACAGTATTGATGCCCTCACTATCAATCATGGGAAAGAATGTTTCCCTATAAAACTTCTCGTAATACTCTAGAAAATGAGCCGAGTCATTCCTTGATCCAAAGTGTTGATCCGTAATTGTTGCTATCTTCATACTCATTCATTACCCTATTAAACAAAGTCATCACTCTTTTTCGGTATCCAAAACCTAAGATGTTTGCCTTTTCACCTTCTGCATATGGTGGTCTTCTACCAAAATCTGTGTACTGTTCAGAAGTAAGGTCAATAATCCTATTCTCTTTATCAATACACCACCAATGATAGATGCCTTCATCATCTAATGCACGATACATATGCATATTTTCATGGCCAAATATCTTATACAAACATCCTGCGGCATTATGGCAATGACCAAACATTGGATTGGCCGCATTTCTAATGAACCATTTTCTAGGCAACAAGTCGTATGTCAGATTCTTTTTTATAATACCAGAAATCTTTTGTAGATTTTCTGGTGTATAATCTACCATTATCATTTGGCGATAGAAACAACAGTCTTCTCTTTATGCACATTCAATACACGTTGTCTCAACTCTGTGGTACTGAAGCTGTGTTGCCTAGAATTGAAATAGACAGACATTGGCAATTGATAACCAGTGAATTGTTTATCCCTGTATTCCTCACCTATGATTCTAACATCAATTGGATGAGATGTCAAGATGTCCATCAACTCTTTTTCTGTGGCATATGGTATAATTTGGTCCACATATTTGCAAGCTTCAAGTTGAGTGTAACGTTCAAATACCGATTGAACGGGTTTGTTCTTCTCAGGTCTATCGATTGTAGGATCAGTTTGTAATCCAACAATAAGAAAATCACATTGTGTTTTGGCTTCTTTCAACATCATTACATGGCCTGCATGAAACAAATCAAAACATGATGCAGTAAATCCTATTCTCATATTAATCCTCCAAAAATTGTTCAATGCCTTTTGGCTTCTTACTTACTTTCTTTTCATCTTTCTTTTTCTTTTGCCCAATTTCATAGTTTTCTATGAACTCAGCAATATTGTCGTATAGTTCAAACTGTACAGAACTTCCATCATGATCCAACATCTCAAACTCGTCTAGGATGCCCATTTGTTCAGTAGACTTATACTTGACATACAGTTGTTTCTTTTCTTTTTGGATGCGTCTAAGGAACGCATAGTAGATGATTTGTGTGAAGTATGCAAATGGATTTTTAGATTTTGTTGGATCAAAGTTCTCAAAATACATGAGGCAGTTTTCGATACCATCCGAAATCATTTCATCTCTGTAAGTGTAACTGATGAAATTAGGTTTGTGAGACAGACCTTCGGCAATTTTCATCCAACATTCACCTATGTAATTTGGTATAGGTTCTTGTGGATTAGTCTCTTTGCGTGACTTGTATGCAATTAATGCCTGTAAGAAGTCGGCATTGTTGATGTAATGTTTAGTGCTCATGTTAAATGTACCATAATAAATGTTGACAAAAGGCCTTGACAAATGTTAAGGTCTCGGTGTTGCTGCTTAATATTAATGTAATGTTCTTTCTCCTGGATCTTCCAGTTCTCCAAAAGCTTGCATCATAATTTCCCTAACTCTAGCAGTCAGGTCTTCCGAAATCTCCTTGGCCAAAGACTCGTTCACAGAGTCTTCTTCTTTCATCAAAGCACCTTCATAGTATTCCGCAAAGTTTGCAGAAGGATTTGTGATGAATACAATGTCTTTACTATTCAATACCACTTCATTTTTGGCCACTAATTCAACAGGAAGATAGTGAGCTAATGTAATAGTCGATATCCTATTTCTGTTTATCATTTGGAATTCCATTGGTTGTTCAACAACGTACTGGCCTTCCATTATTTCATTCACCATACCGATAATATCTTGACCATTTTGCATACGAACGATTTTAATGTTGTTCATTTTTTTAGTCCTATTTTGTATGTTTTGAATGAAAACTTCTCCTCAGTATATATCTTGACTCTTTCCACAAAATGTTTCAATGTAAAGTTCATGTGTTTTTTATATCTGAGGTCGTCTGCAATGTCGTATAGTGTTGCTTTGTCTTTACCTTCCGAGTTTCTAAGCCCTCGGCCAATCGATTGAAGGCTTCTGACTCTGCTCTTACTTGGACTGGCAAATATAATATTATGTAAATTCCTAATATTAATGCCTGTAGAAAAAGTGCCGTAAGAAGCCACGATAATAGCGTCATTTTCTTTTTCCATAATTTCTCTAATCTTTTCCCTGTCTTCCGTTTCGGTTCCACCATGGACAAAAAACACTTTTCTGTCACCTATGTTTTCTGTGTTCCGAATCATATCATACAGGACCTGTCCATGCTTGGCAACCATCTGATAGAGAATTAAAGTATTATTACCTAAACTAACTGCAAGGTTTTTTATAAACTTATTTCTTGCTTCACAGGCAATCAAATATTGTATTTCTGCCTGATAGTCTTTATCTTTCATTTCCAAACATACATCATCTGGATGTTTAAGTATCAAACACTTAATTTCAAAGTCTGAAACTTGTTTCTTATCCATCAACTCTCTAGTTGTGGTAACTTGTTTCACTTGGCCAAACAAACCTTCTAATACTAATTTATGCGTTTTGGTTCCGTCTAGTGTGCCAGTCAAACCAATACGATACTTTGCATTGATACACGATGTTAATATTGTAGTCAACGATTGTGCCTTGAACAGATGCGCTTCGTCACCAATAATATAATCGAACTGGTGAAAATATTCTTTAGGCAATTGATACAATGATTGCCACGTTGATATCGTTAATGGCTTGTCTGTGTGTTTCTCTTTGCCTTGGTAAATACGATGCACATATTCACCCATTGCACCATTGTTATAGTCACCAAAATCTGAAAATAATTGTTCAACCAAGGAAGTCGTTGGAACGATGATGAGGCCTTTACTGCCTTCTTTGTATCTCAACATCTGTCTGAACAACATATAGATGATTAGCGACTTGCCTGATGCAGTTGGAGATAACAATAACGCTCTACGTCTTTGCATTGCGTGAACATATGCATTAATTTGATGTTCTCGTACCTCAATGGGTTTGCCATTTGAATGTATGTTCAACTCTTTAATAAATTTTTTGGCGTGATAGAGTGAATAATCATCTTCTATTTCATCATGTGACCATGTATAATCACGTTCTTTACAAAACTCCTCAAAGTATGGAATAAGTCCAATGTATAGTTGATTGTTACGTAAATCAAATAAACGAATCTTTCCATCCCATATTCTGTTTCGGAATGCTGGGACGAATTGGTGACCTGGGACAAAGAATGTAAAAAAGTCAGATAATTCTTGTGCAACGTGTCGTTCACAATTTACTTTTACATATACCTCATTGACTTTTTCTACAATCAAGTGTTCTTTATTGTCCTCCAATGAATCTCTCCCATGTGATAAAGTCACGTAGTTGCCACGTTCTTTGTTTCAACTCACTCATTATTGCCTCAACAACAGACACAGATTCTTCATGGTAGATTTTTTTCTCTAATAATTTGATTAAGTCTGTATCGGATTCCAAATACGTTGATATATCTGATTTGAGTGTGAATTGAAATGGTTCCCAACCATATTGTTCCAGTTCTTCTTTGGATAATTTGCCTGTGTAGTATTCCCATTTGACCTTACGCATACGCAAGTAATCAAAGTTGGCTTTCTTGGCAGCCATCTTATGTTTCGTAAGAATGGTAAGATACTTGTTGTGGAGTTTTGGGATTTTTAGGAGTTCTTTGCCGGGCTCTGTCTGGTCTATATCAGAGTCGGTTGTCCAGTTGTTTAGAATTTGTTCAATGTTTTCCATAATATAATCAAAAAGTTTTAGTAATTTTGTATTTCGAAATACTCGTATCTAAATGTTGCAGTTGCTGTTAGTATTGTATCCGCAGATTGTTTGGTGTCAAATTTGATATCAGACAACGAAATTGGAAACATTCTGTGGAAATTTATACTAATCAATGGATTATTTAGCGCTGACATAATCGTTAGGTTAGCATCAGAATAGTAACTGTTTGTTGCAGTAAATGTGTTTTGTAGTTGATTGTTTGATGCTCTGTCTGCCAAACTTTTAGGTGAAGCAATGGCAAGTAACCACTTATACAATTCATTCCAAGAATGTGCCTGTTCATCAATCATGAATGTGACATCAAACTCACTATAATCAATTTTTGTTCCTGCAATAGGAACGTTCACCAATGGTGTATTGAATTCGGTTGTTCCAATACTCACACCAGGCAAATTAGCTTCTTGACAGAAATACTGTACCGTTGGCAATCTATTGAAAGCCAATATAAACTTTGACGGTTGGAGAAAGTTGGTATTGAGTGGAGTTCTGTTTAATGCTGTCATACAGGTATTTAGGCACCAAAAAAAAGGAGACCGAAGTCTCCTTTTTAAGTACCACTCTTATCGGTGGCTTCCCATCCCGTTGGGATTACATCAAGTTTTTAACAGCAAACAAACGATAGTAAACGTTAGTTTGTGAGTCTAAACGACCATTACCAACTGCCAAACCTTCTGCAAATGGGTTTGCAACCATGCCGTAACGAGTCTTAAATCCAATTTTTGGTTGGAATGTGAACTGGTCAACTGCACGAACCATTTGTAGAGGAACGTATGGACAGTAGAATAAACCTGCATCATAAGGTGATGAACCTTTGTAACCGATTGTAACC